GGGGTAAGGGCCGTGGCTGACATTAAGAAAACGGCAGCTTATGAGCAACTGAAACCTTTCTTCGAGGAGCTGGTATCCGAATGTCACAAACAGGAATCCTACGCTGATGTCATTCTCTCACGGGTGACGAAATAAAGAGTATTTTCTATAAAAATTGAATTTTGTGGAAAATAGCTATTGCAATCTCCGGAAAAACTGGTTAGATTCATCCCTAACGCTGGGAATCCTTTCAGTCGTTCCGAAGCAAAAAATTCAAGCCCGAGGTTAACGCCTTGGGCTTTTTCATTTCAGGGTCAGAAGCACAGCGGTTGTGCGTTCGGCTGTTAACCGAATGGTCGAAGGTTCGAATCCTTCCTGTCCCGCCAATTCAGCGCCATTAGCTCAACCGGAGAGAGCAATAGCCTTCTAAGCTATCGGTTTCAGGTTCGAGTCCTGAATGGTGCGCCAGACACGGGCATGAGCACTAACGCTTAAATAAGTCCTGATAGGTGCCAGATTGATCGCCTGGCCGTCAGCTCCACGAAACGGAGCACGCAACAGGTAAGAGCATTGGGTAATGTCAGCCTTGGTTCGAAGTCGAAAGACATGCGGTAATACCCAGCCCAAGTTCCAGTGCTCTTTCCGTTGTGGTGAATGCGTAGGCTGATACGTTAGAGACGGCACCCCTTGATGAGGACAGCGCTATCTCTGGAGAATAGTCTTGGGTACGTGTAATGCCAGAGAAAGCCGGAGATCAGCGCCGGCCACCACTCACGAAACCGAGCTGTAGCCCTAACTGGCTATCCTGCATCACCAGTGATAGTTATGCTGCAGTCTTCTAAATCCCTCTACCTTGGGGCCATTACGGCTACCGCGCCGCCGCTTTTACCCTTGGTATTTCTTCCCGCCTTGAGCGGGTTTTTTATTTTCAGGGTCGCGGGAATCACCCTCGACGCTTTGTTGGTAAATCAGCCCGACGGCCCTGAATCTTCTACTGACTACAGATAGCACCCCGAACATTATCGGAGGTGAGAGATGCAACGTATGAACCCAACCGATGGTCACAATCTGCCTTACTGGTGGTCAGCCTTGCTTGGTATATTTTCCGTCCTGAGTCTGCAGGATTATGTCTTCATCATTGGCGCCTTGATCTCTGCCTTCTTCACAATCAAGACGTATTACGCAAAGCGCAAGGAAGAGCGAGAGCGGCTTGATGAAGAGAAAAAGCGCACGCAACTGTTGGCCAGTTATCTGGCTGATGTCTCCGCTAAGCCTGGAGGTGACCGCCCGGCTTCAGCCGAAGTGGTAACCGAGGCCTTAAAGCGGATCGCAAGTGATACACAGGGGTGAGCATGACGCCATCAATGAGGAATAAACTGATTGGCGTGATCGCCGGCGGTGGTGGCGCCATAGCCATTGCTTCAGCGCTCATCACCGGACCGACCGGTAACGATGGTCTTGAAGGTGTGCGATACGACCCCTATCAGGACGTGGTAGGTGTCTGGACTGTCTGTTATGGACACACTGGCAAAGACATCATGCTCGGCAAGAAGTATACCGAGGCAGAATGCCGTGCGCTGCTCAGCAAAGACCTGAATACCGTCGCTCGCCAGATCAACCCATACATCCAGAAGCCGATCCCCGAGACAATGCGCGGGGCTCTGTACTCGTTCGCCTATAACGTCGGCGCTGGCAATTTCCAGACCTCCACGCTTCTGCGCAAAATCAACCAGGGTGACCAGAAAGGTGCATGTGATCAGCTGCGCCGCTGGACTTATGCCAAAGGAAAGCAGTGGAAAGGCCTGGTAACTCGCCGCGATATTGAGCGCGAAGTTTGTCTTTGGGGGCAAAAATGAGCCGATTAGCAGCCATTATCAGCGCTGTTGTGATCTGCCTTGTTGTTTGCCTTGGGTGGCTGGCCAGTCACTACCACGACAACGCCACCGAGTTCAAAAGGCAGCGTGACGAGAAGGTTAAAGCGCTAAACCTTGCGAACGAGACCATCACCGACATGACAACTCGGCAGCGCGATGTTGCAGCGCTCGATGCCAAATACACGAAGGAGTTAGCCGATGCAAAAGCTGAAAATGATGCTCTGCAGCGCAAGCTTGATAATGGTGGTCGGGTGCTCGTCAAAGGCAAGTGTCCAGTGTCAACCGCAACCCAAACCACCGGCACCCCCAGCATGGGCGATGATGCCACCGTCGAACTCTCTTCAGTTGCTGGACGAAACGTTCTCGGTATCAGAGCCGGCATCCAGCGAGATCAGACGGCCCTGAAGACGCTGCAGGAGTACATCAACACTCAATGCAATTGAGATAGCACTTCTCCATTCCCATAAGAAAAATGGTAAATGCGGCCATAAGAGCCGTTCTTATCGTTTATTGCATTGTAAGCAGAATGCAAAGACTAGCTGTTTTATCTACTTTAATTTAGATTTCAACAGGTTGCGCATTTCTTTTTTGGCTCTGTGAATAAATTCGTCCTCATTCTCATTGGCTTGAGGATTACCAATTTTATCTTGAAGCTCGTCAAGAAATTTTTCATCGGTCACCAGTTCAGCAGCTTGATTGGCAAAATCAGATTGCTTATCTCCACCAATGCCTAACGCTCTGGGACCTATACAAGAGATTTTGGTGTAAATCTCAGTTGCCAGAGCAGTAGATGCAGTAGATTGTGTTGTCGAATGGTCTGGAAGCTGTTTATTAGCTCCAGAGATGACATTGCGCACCACATCTTTAAGCTTAACCATGCTTCACCTCATTTTTACTATCGCGATAATACTTGCGAAAAATCCCTTCAAATGCATCAACAAGGATGTTGATGATTTTATCTTTCTGCTCGTTGCTTAGGCCTGACCATATGGAGGCAAAAAAACCGAAAATTTTCAGAAGAATGTTTATCACTGCAATACCTCATGGCTGGATGATAGGAGCGACATTAATAAGTATCTTGCATGCCATTACTTTGAATAAAAATGACATTACTTCACAAATACAGATATTGGATAACGCTTACAAGTGTTTTCAGTAGATTAATTGATATCACAAAGGCCACCTTTATGGAGGGCAGTTCATTAACCGGGTGGCTTTATTAATGGCTTTAACCACAGGAACAGAACCATGGCAACACCGGACTGGGAGGCCATCGAGACGGCGTACCGGGCCGGGATGATGTCCCTCCGTGAAATTGCATCGCAGCACGGTATCAGCGAAGGCGCTATCCGTAAGCGAGCAAAACGTGACGACTGGTCGCGCGACCTGAATGCGAAGATTCAGCAAAAAGCTGACGACTTGGTACGCAAGCGGGAGGTACGCAGGACGGTACGCAACGAAAGCACTTTGACCGAACGCGTACTGATAGAGGCGACAGCCGAGGTTATTGCAACGGTACGCATGGAGCACCGGGGAGACATCCGCCGGGCTCGCGAACTGACCAACGCGCTATTCGATGAATTGGCCGGAGAGTGTGGCAACGTGGCCGCGCTTGAAGACCTGGGCGAGATGATGCGATCGCCTGATGACAAAGGTATGGATAAGCTCAACGATCTCTACCACAAAATAATCAGTCTTCCTTCCCGCGTTAAATCCATGAAAGACCTGAGCGACAGCCTGAAAACGCTTATCGGCCTCGAGCGCGAGGCATACAGCATTGAGAATAAGGCTGAAACGAAAGAGGTCACGCATAACGTCATGCTGGTACCAACCAGCGATAACGTGGATGACTGGGAGGCGGCGGCGCAGAAACAACAGGGTGAGGTGCTCGGTGGATGAATTACAAAGCTGTATGGAAGCCACTGCCTGGATCACAGTCACTGGCTCTGAGTTGCCCGTGTAACGAAATACTTTTCGAAGGAACTCGCGGCCCTGGTAAAACTGCTGCACAGTTGGCCCGGTTCCGGCGCAATGTTGGCGTGGGCTATGGCTCGTTCTGGCGTGGCGTCATCTTCGATACCGAATATAAGAACCTTGCCGACATCATCACGCAGTCGAAGCGTATGTTTCGTCTGTTCAACGATGGCGCTCGATATCTGTCATCTGCGAGCGAATTGCGATGGGTATGGCCTACAGGAGAGGAGCTTCTCTTCCGCTTCGGCAAAGAGGCAGACGACTATTGGGATTTTCACGGGCAGGAATTCCCGTTCATTGGCTTTAACGAGCTGACGAAACAGCAGTCCCCTGAATTCTACGAAATGATGTTCTCCTGCCGACGCTCATCGTTCAGGCCGGAAAACTACCCGCTGGATAATGGCAAGTTACTTAAGCCGATCCCGCTGGAAACGTTCAGCACGACCAACCCGTTTGGCATCGGGCATACCTGGGTGAAGAAACGCTTCATTGAGCCAGCACCGCGCGGAACCGTGCAGCGAGACCGGCAAATGGTGTTCAACCCTCAGACAGAACGAGAAGAGGAAATCACGCTTACCCGCGTAGCTATCCACGGATCGTTTAAAGAGAACCCGTACCTCGACCCGCAGTACATCGCGACCCTGATGGCCATCAAAGACCCAAACCGCCGCAAAGCGTGGGTGGAGGGCTCCTGGGATGTGACCAGTGGCGGGAGATTTGACCATCTGTGGAATGAGTCGCTGCACGTCATTAAGCCGTTCCGCATCCCGGATAGCTGGACCGTCGATCGCTCTCATGACTGGGGGGAGTCGAAGCCGTTCTCTAACCTCTGGTGGACTCAGGCCGATGGAACAGCCGCCGAGCTAGCTGATGGTCGACAGTTCTGCCCGCCTGCCGGTTCCCTTATCCTGATCGGTGAATGGTACGGATGCCCGCCTGACGAGCTCAACAAGGGCCTGAATATGTCATCCACCAACGTCGCGAAAGGCGTGGCGTGGATTGACAAGCGGCTGGTTGGCGAAGACGTCGACGAGCCGGAAGAGATTCAAATCGACGGTGTTACGCAGGGCCAGCTGAACATTGTTCCTGGAATATGCTCGGAAGTTATCCCGGGCCCGGCTGATAGCGCCATTTTCAACACTGGCGACGACGAGTTATCGATCGGCCAGAAAATGGGAAATCAGGGCGTCGAATGGCTAGAGGCCAATAAGAAGCCGGGCTCGCGAGTCAACGGAGCCTCGGTATTCGCCGACATGCTTGAGGCTGTCGTTGAGGGAAAAAAGCTGGAGTCTGGCATCCCGGAGAAGCCTGCCTTTTATGTGTTCGAGCATTGCCGTGGCTGGATTAGCCGCATACCCGTGCTGGTTCGCGACAGCAAAAACCCAGATGACGTAGATACCCAGCAGGAAGACCACGACTGGGATGCAACCCGTTACCGCGTGCTGCACTCTCCTCGCCGTTCAGGGGCGATATTCTTCACATAAGGACAACTCAGTGAGTAACGATACAGAAATGCAAGTCCTCGCTGGGCTGATTGTGAATAGCCTCAATGAGGTTTCGCGATCTCGACAGCTTTATGCGGCTGGCTTCAATAAATCAGGCAATACGAAACGACATCACCTGTGGTGTGAATTTGGCTATCCTGAGCGACTAGACTTTGACCACTTCTATAACATGTATGAGCGAAATGGCGCCGCGTTCGGTGCTGTTCATAAGCTACTGGATGCATGTTGGACTGATAATCCTGTAATAGTGGATGGCGACGAGACGAAGAAGTCCAAAAAGTCGACGCCATGGGAAAAGAAAGTCACCAAGCTCATGAAGAAATACTGGGCAAAGGTGAAGGACGCGGATAGAAGAAACCTTGTCGGTCACTACTCTGCTCTCATCCTCCAGTTTGCAGATAGTCGTGAATGGTATGAGCCAGTTAATCATGACGTAATGCGTAATTCGCGCGAACGCGGCCTGGTGAAGATGATTCCTGCATGGGAGTCGCAGGTGAAGCCTGGTGAATTAGAGCAGGATCAGAAGTCCCCTGATTACGCCATGCCGAAGTTTTATTATTTCCAGGAGCAGCCCGTCGGGGATAGCGGCAATATTGTCGGGCCTATGCGTTCCATCAAAATCCACCCTGAACGTATCATCATATTTTGCGAGGGATCAGAAGATGAATCCTCGCTGGCTGGCATCCCTTTCTTGCGTGCAGGCTATAACGATCTGCTGGACATGGCTAAAACCTCCGGCGGCAGCGCGGAAGGGTTCCTGAAAAATGCCAGCAGGCAGCTCGGCATTAACATGTCGAAAGACACCAAGATTGAAAAAATCATGGAGGATGCCAAGAAAGCAGGTTATTCAGGGTTGGCTGAGGCGCTTAACGCTGCTATCCAGAAGCTTAACTCTGGTACAGATTCCGCGCTGGTTACCCAGGACGGCGAGGCAAAAGTCCTTTCTGTCGCCGCTGCCGATCCGAGCCCAACATGGACAGTGTCAGCGAACCAGTTCTCCTCTTCAGTTCAGATGCCATTCACCATCCTGTTTGGTCAGCAGACAGGAAGGCTTGCATCAGATCAGGACAAAAACGACTTTGCCAAGCGCTGTAATGGTCGCCGCAACGGGTTCCAGACTGACCGGGCAAGTGCAGTTATAGAACGGCTTTGGACTGTGGAGGTTATCGAACCACCTAAATCTGGCGAAATCACGTTAACCTGGTCTGATCTACTCGCTCCAAGCGAGAAAGAGAAGATTGCCAACATGAAGGAAATGGCTGCGGTGGCGAAGGATACCCAGCAAGCCTATGGCACGCCTGCTGTAGATGAGAACGAGGTAAGGGAAGCTGGAGAGCTTGAACCACGTGAAGATGTTAAGACGCCAGACCCAAATAAAAAGGTAACGACCGATGATCCTCTTTCCGATGACCCAGGAGCAAAAGAGTAAAGTCGGTACGCCGATAATCCCCCGCAGCAAAGTCGACCCCACGCAATCAGCCAGGCCGGTTAGCAGGATGTTTCAGGATATCGAAGGCCGGTATCTGGATATTAAGCGTCGTTTGAAAATGGTGTTTGACCAGCGTCTGACTGGCCGACAGCGGGAGGTTAACGGCGATCGTTCATGGCTGATGTGCAATAACGAAGGTGCTGAGCCGTCGCTCTACCAGGTAAATGCCGGCACCTATATTTACGACATGACGGCGGCGCAATTAGCCGACCTTCTCCAGATTGTGCAAACGATACTGGATGATGCTCTGCTTGATGGTGGCAGCCAGAACCTCTGGGCGCTGGACTATGTCGCCGCAGAGTATGAGCGAGGAACGCAGCAGGCCTTCACGAATCTATCGGTACAGTCGCCGGTTTACGCCAGCCAGACGACACTGCAGCAGCTGCTTTCCAGTCCTGCGTATCAAAACCAGATCGCCAGTGCTTACATCAGCACATACAGCGACTGGAAGGGGATAAGCGACACCGCGCGCGCCGACCTCGCTAACGTCATTGCCGACGCGATAGGCCGCGGCATTAACCCCCGCGAAACAGCCAGCATTGTCAGCAAGCGATTAGACATCTCAATGTCGCGGGCGAAGAATATCGCCCAGACCGAGCAGGTTGGCGCGCTGCGGCAGGCGCAATGGAACGAAACGGACTGGGCTTCCGAGAGGCTCGGGCTGAACACTGGTCTTCTCCATCTTTCTGCGCTGAAGCCTACCACCAGGACAACGCACGCATTCTGGCATGGAAAGGTCAGAACCGTGCAAGAGGTGCGCGACTGGTATGCAGTAGATGGTAATAAATACCACTGCTACTGCAGCCAGATTCCGGTGCTGCTCAACGACGACGGCAGCATTTTCAATCAGGGGTTAGCTGAGAAGCTGGCAAAAGAGCGCAAGCAGTGGGCCACCAAGGAGGCCGCGTGATTTATCCATGTGATGCCGCCAATGCAGTGAAGATATTGAACATCCACTACTCATTCGCAGGAACCATATGCCGCCCAAAAGAAAGGATCAAGGCAATTGCTCAGGGCCTGATAGCCCATGACAGGATGCTTGCCGATTGGGACGGAGATAGAAAAAGCGCCGACTATCGTCGAAAAGCACCACTGAAATTTCACCAATGAGGACCCAGCATGAAACGCAACCGCGTTAACGTGCTGACCGTCGTCAACTCCGCTTCAAACATCACAACTGAAACCATCGACGGCAAGCCACATATTGTGGTTCGAGGCATCACGCCTGTCGTGGACGATATTGTGATGAACCGGAAGTTGTACCCGGCAGCAGAAATCGAAAAGGCCTACAACACGCTGGAGCGCAACCCGATGCCGCTGGGCCACCCGAAGGTGGACGGTAAGCATGTGTCGGCGCGCGACGTCCGGGCGGTGAATGAATATCACGTCGGCGCATGGCTGCAGAACGTAAGCCACAAAGACGGGAAGGTGACGGGCGATATGTACGTTAACCGCCAATACGCCGAGTCAAGCGAGAAGGGCAAGCGCCTGATTAACCGACTTGATGAGATGATCTCCGGCACCAACTCAGAACCCATCCACATCTCCACAGGACTGCTGTATTCCGGCATTGCCGCTAATGGCGAGTCGAAGGGTAAGAAGTACAACGAGATCGCCACCAACATGATGTTTGACCATGTGGCGGTGCTGCTCGATGAGCCTGGCGCCGGAACGCCGGAAGAAGGCGTCGGCATCTTCGTCAACTCAGAAGGTCATGAGCAGCAGATCGAAGTTGCTCGTCTTGCTGATGGTATCGACTGCACCCGAGAAGGTCTGCTCAACAAGACCAAATTCTTCTTCACCAACGCCTCCAACTTCTCTTTTGATGACATTTCACGCGCCATCAGCGACAAGCTGCGTGAGGGTGACACAGAAGATAAGTGGCTATGGCCAGAAACGGTGTGGCCAGACAGCTTCATCTACCGCGATGAAGCCAAGTATTTCAAACAGAAGTACCTCATCGATGACGACGGCAAAGCCGTGTTTGTCGGCGAACCTGTAGAAGTCGTGCGCAAACCCATTGAGTACGAGATTAAAACCAACGGAGAGAACGATCCGATGAAAGAACTGATTATCAATGCGCTCCAAGCCGCGGGTAAGCCGACTGAAGGCAAGTCCGATGCCGAACTGATGGACGCTTACAACCAGTTAGCGGCAGAGAAGGCGGCAGCCAAGAAAGATGGCGGCGACGAAATCGATCCCGCTACCGGCAAGCCTAAGAAAAAAGAGCAGGCCAGCAACAGCGAAGAAGCGCCGGCATGGTTTAAGCCATTTGCTGATGATTTGGCAGCCGTTAAGTCAGGCCTTGCCGTGAACGCTGACAAAGAGAAAGGCGAAAAACGCGCTGCCGTAAAAGCGAAATTCGGGCTGGATGACCTGGCGGTGAATGCGCTTGACGGCGCCGCCCTTGATGGCCTGTTTGCTCAGTGCCAGACCTCTACCGGCCTGAATGGTGCATTCCTTCCGGTCAACAACAACGATTCTTTCAGCGAAATGCCGGAGTAAAAAATGGCTAAAGACGGGAAACACGTAATTCACGCGGGCGGGATTTTCCCCAACCCGCAACTTAATCGTGAAGGTTCTGCGGCCGCAGCGTTTCTGCCGGGTACCGTAATCTTTTTCAGTGCAGCCAAGCCTACACCGTCTGTTGATGGCGCTGAAGACGCGATTCTTTACGTTGCTAACTACGACTATTTGCGCTGCAAAACGGTTGACGATGCCTATGCGATCGGTGACTGGGTGGTAAACATCCAGCCAACGCCGGGCGTTTTCCTCAACGTTCGCGCTGCCGCTGGTACCTACACCAAGGGCCAGCCGGTTTCTGTGGCCAATGGCCAAATTAAAGCACTGGCAGAGGGTGAAACCATCTTTGCCTATGTCGAAGAAGACAAGTCCCTGACCGCCACAGCAGGCGATCTGGTTCGCGTCGTGTTCAAGTAAGGAGAGACTGAATGTTTGTATTTTCCACCCGACGCGCGACTGAGACGGGCAACCTCGAAGCGAACCAGGCGCAGTTCAATGAGCTGCAACTGGCGCGCAATATGAGTGCTCAGGCCGTTGCTGATTTCGTATCCCGCACCCGCTGGCGTGGTGATGCGGCAAACACTCCGGCGCTGGACGCGACGAACGCTGTCGACGATATCCGCCGCCTGTATCGCGCTTATGATCAGACTGTGCTGGCTGAATTCGAACCAACTACTGAATTCACTCTGCTTAACGACCTGATCCCGTTGTCCCGCTCTGTCCGTCTTGAAGAGTCCGTGTACGAGTATGCTCGCACCGGTGGCCGCGGCTGGGCGCATACCTCCATGTCCGGCCAGATTGGTGCGGCGCTTGATGCGCGCGCGTACACCTTCGACGGTACGATGGTTCCGATCCACGACTCTGGCTTCAAATTCCAGTGGCGTGACCCGATTTTTAACAAAGGTTCCGCTCTGGCTTCTCTGGCTGACGCTCAGCGCGGCTCTGTTGATGATGTTCGTCGTCAGTACGTGGATTACGTCTTCAACGGTTTCCGCGATTCCGCCGGCAACTATATCGCCTTCGATGGCAAGACCTGGAAGGGCGTCAAAGCCGATGAGCGCGTACAGATTGTAGATCTCAGCGCTTCCGGCCTGAACATCGACTTCACCAGTGCCAGCGCAACGGCGGAGCAAATTCGCAACGCGGCTATCGCACTGCGCGACGTGATGAAGCTGACCAACCTGCAGTATGCGCAGCAGACCTGGTATGTTTCCGGTGAGATCACCTCAAACCTGGAGCGCTACTTCAGCGACAATTACCAGTCTGACACCATTCTGCAAGAGCTGCTGAAGCTCTCAGGCATCGCTGCCATCAAAGAAGATGCGCAACTTTCCGGTAACCAGATCCTGATTGTTCCACTGACGGCCGGTGTTATCGCTCCGATTGTCGGTCAGGCTGTCGGTACCGTTGCTGACCCTCGCCAGTTCTATAACAGCGATTACGTATGGCGCACCTGGGGCGCGATGGGCCTGATGGTTAAGACCGACATCAACAATCGCAAATCCGTTATCTACGCGCACAGCTAAGGGGTATTTATGGCACTGGTAAAAGTGGTTCGAGACAACCTGCTTTCCGGTGCCAATCTCCAGAAACTGGAGGTTGGTGCGCAGGTTTCGGTAAGCGGCGATGTCGCTAAGCGTTGGGTAGCCGCTGGTCTGGTTGAAATCATTAGTGATGACGATCAGGTGCTGGAAGTAGCCACGCCGGGCAATGACGCTGCAGAGCAGGCAGAGCAGGCAGAGCAGCAGGAAGAATCTGCCAGCAAATCGAAGAAGGCGAAATAACCATGGCTGACCCAATCACAGCGGCAGACGTGCAGGCGTTCCTCGGTGAATTGGGTTACTCCATCCCGGCCGCTCTGCTCGATCCGATTCTCTGCGTGGTGAACAAGATTATCCCGTGCCTCGATGGTGCGGGATATGACGACTGCACGGCAAAGCTCATCCTGATGTATGCCGCTGCGCTCATGGCGACGTCATCCGGTGCCCGTCGCATCAAATCGCAGGGCGCTCCGTCCGGCGCGTCACGCTCGTTTGACTATGGTGACAACGTTCTCAATATGCGTGACGCGCTGCTGGCATTGGATAAGTCCGGATGCACCTCGGAATTGCCGATCGACGTCGGTCAAAAGGTTGGCCTATTCCTCGTTGTCGGGGGCTGCTAATGACCTGGGTTTCAGTTCAGCAACGGCTGCCGCGGACGTTTACCCGGGTGTGGGTGATCACCGATACCGGCGAGCAAACGACGGCGTACGTGAAAAGCGACGGAGAGTGGTTCATCAACTGCGATCGCATACGCGCCACAGGAGCCGCCGTGCTGCGATGGAGGGATGACTGATGTCTTCGGTAGCCAATTGGTCATACACCGCGACGGCGACAGTCTGGCGGCGCATACGCGATGCCGACGGTAGCGATACCGACGGCGGAGGTCAGCCGTATGGGTGGGAAGCGCCGATCGCTATACTCTGCGACTACCAGGGCGGACTCTCTGCAAAAATCGGTGACCTTGGCCGGGAGATCGTGGTTAAAAACACGATATGGACCGAGTACGCAACGGCGCGGGAAGGGGATTGCATCCTGATTGGCTCGTCGACCGATGCAGCACCGCCGGATGAGGCCGATGAGATTCGGCAGATCGTCCAGTTCGCAGATACGTTCGAGCGACTGGCGGACGATTTCGCACTGATTACGGGAGTCTGATTATGGGCGCTAAAGTTCGCGGCATCCGCCAGGCCAAGGCCAACCTCGATCGCATCATCAAAGACGTCCAGGGGCGTAAAGTCGTGCGAGCAATTCAGTCTGCGATGCTTATTGGTAGCGCGCAGGCCGCGCTTTACACCCCGATCGATACGTCGACGCTCATCAACAGCCAGTTCCGAGAAATCATGGCTAACGGTACCAGGGTAACCGGGCGCGTCGGTTACTCCGCCAACTATGCGGTTTATGTTCACGACCCGTCAGTGAAACAGAACTTCACGCGAGCAACGGCCCGCAAGGAGTTCTTAACGAAGGGCTTCGAGGATACCCGCAACCAGATTGACGCGGTGGTGAAGAAGGAGCTTTCGCTATGACGCCCCCCATGTACATGCGCCTCAAAGACCTGTTTGTGGATGAGGGGCTTACCGCGGGGTTTAAGGTCCAGTGGCGGCAATGGCGCGACACCGGGAAAGATACCGATCAGTTCATCGTGTTCCGGTCTTCCGGCGGTACCGATATCACCTTTGACCTCGGCGGCGACTGGTATGTGATGGTTGATGTGATCTCCTCGAAGGCGAATCCCGATGCTGCGGACGCCGCGGTAAACGCCATTGTCGAGTATATCAGCGCGCAATCCGGCGCCGATGATTGCGTAGGCGCGCTACGGCTTGTCGGCAATGTCCCGGCGCCGATCCCCACCGAAGAGGGCCGGTTAGTAACCCGGCTGCTCGTATCCTGCACATACGGCGAATAATCGTCAGAATCACCCATCAGGCTGCCATATGGCGGCCTTTTTTAATTGAGAGGCATACATGCAAGGCTGCGCTAATGACACCGGCAAGCTGATTGGTAAGGTGGCCGTGCTCCGCATGGCTTTTGGCTGTGCTGATACGGTTCCTGCGCTTTCCGAATGGAAGCGACTCGGCGCCATGACCACCAAGGGCTTCGACTACTCCATGAATACCGTCTCCTCTGAGGCTGACGATACGAAGGGGCTGGTTGAGAATCTGGTCAACAACATGGATTTCACCATCTCCGGAGAAGGTGAGTTCCGCAAGAAAGACAAGACGACGGAAGTCGGCGCTATTGCCATCTCGAAATATATTTTCGATGAAGTGCAGGCCGGCCGTCAGCCGACAGTCTGGGTCCGCTTCGACTTCACTGGTGAAGACGCTGGCACTTATATCATGGGGTACTTCAACACCACCTCCTGGTCTGGTGATTTCGGCACCTCGGATATTTCGACCTTCTCCGGCGAGTGGAAAGTTGCTGATGCAGACACCGTGGTATTTGAGGTCGCTCCGCCGGCGCTGGCGTTTACCACCAACCTGCCAACGACCAAAAGCGTGGCGGCCGGATCGGCTCTGACTATGTCGGTCGTGGTTGAGGGTGGCACTTCGCCTTACACCTACGTCTGGAAGAAAGACGGCACGGTTGTCAGCGGGCAAACAACGGCGACCTTCAACAAGGCCAGCTCAGTTTCCGGTGATGCAGGCGTATATACCTGCGAAGTTACTGACTCTGCAGCGACGCCAGTCAAAATCACCTCAGTGGCATGCACGGTCACGATCAGCTAACAACATCGTGAATAGTACAAAGGGCGTTCTGCGCCCTTGATACTGTTTATGGAGCGACTATGACCCCCATTAAAGAATTAGGCGAATGCCTTATCGGTACCGATGACCGGGAATTCTTTTTCCGACCGTCATTCCGCAACATGGCGCGCATCGGTGAGCCTGCCGAAATCGTTCAAACGTTCTATGACCTGTGCAACGATGAGGCTACTCCGTTGATACAGCGCGCCGCTCAGGCCTATATCCGCGACGAGTACAGCCGGCTTCCGGATTGTGTGCTGCGCTATATCCAGAGTGGGCTACTGACCCGCAAAGCCATCATGGCAGCACACGCGGTACTGACAGCGTGCTGCGACGACGATATCGGAGCTCTGGTTGGCTGGATGAAGCCGGGAAAGACCCGTAAGCGTGGCTTTGTCTGGCGCCCGGGCAGCATGCCGCCGGAGAACATGGTTATCGTCGCGCAAAACCTGATGATGCACGGCATCATCGGCAAAGCGAAGGTGCGCAAGCTGCAGCGTTACGAAACTAACGAGACAACCGCAGAATTCCGCGCAGCCGACTACATCATGGCGGCCCGTAACCATTTCGGCATAAGCCGGGAAGAGGCCGAGAATCTCACGATGACAGAGTTCGCCATGATGATTAACGCCAAATACCCAAATCAGAACGGCTTCACGCGTGAAGAGTACGACACGGTCATGGACGAAGACGATCGCCGCTGGCAGGCGATGATGGAGCAGGAACAAGCCCGTAAAACCAAATAAACCAGCCTCGGCATAGTCCGGGGCTTTTTTATACCCGCAACAAATCGCGCATTCGCGTGCGCTTCTTCCAGCAAGAGCTTTCCGTAGTGTGAGTCTGAGACTGGGCGGTGGATTTCATCGTTCCGCTCTTGGCTGCCCATGTCTACGCGAACAGGCTCGCACCACAGAAAGGTAAATACGATGAAATATCCAACGGTATCAGTGAACGGCGTCTCCGTTCGTGTCGATGGCGATGGTCGCTATAACTTCAACGATCTTCATGCTGCCGCAGTAGCAAAAGGGGAGGCAACTGAGTCGCAGAGGCCCAGTAAATTTCTCCGCAGTGCTCAGATTAAAAGATTCATCAAAGCATTGCACTCCAAAGCCCAAAAAAGTGCTTTGGAACAAATTCAACCACTTAAGGTAGTTAAAGGTGGGGGTGAGCCTGGTGTCTGGGGAGTGGAGCTGCTTGCCATTCGCTATGCAGCATGGATTAAGCCCGAGTTCGAAATCGAGGTGTATGAGGTATTTCGGACGGTTGTTCGTATGGGTATTGGAGCAATGTCCCGCCTGAATAAAATCGACCATATCATCAACACTGAAACCAAAGCGATTAGCCAGTGTGCTAGCCAGATGGCGAAATGGGGAGTCGGCGGACGTAAGCAATTGCTCCATGCTGCGCGCGATCGTGCTGCCGATGAAGTGCAGTTGTATTTGCCAGGTATCGCATAAATTTGGAATAGCCCGCCACGGCGGGCTTTCATCTGGAGATGATCATGTACCTTCACATCACTTTAAATTCAGGCCGGACGATGCATGGCGGCATGACTCAGTCCATAATTGAAGTCTACGACGTTTCCCTCGGGGTAAGAGCTCCCTGCAAAGGTGATGATGACAACGCCCATCCTGTTGTTTTATGGCGCACGACAGGGAATAAGGATTGCGAGGGAATAATGTTCCTTCATGAGTTGGACATCGCCGTCGTTAAATCAACCGATGGAACAGTGCTCCATGAATGGCACGGCGCTAAAAGCCAAAAGCAGAAAAGAGAGCAAATCACCTCATTCCTATAGCACAATATGGCGGGTTTTTTGTCGGCCGCATCCCTGTTAGGATTAGTCCGAACAATACCAAAGGGATGATTACAAAAATGAAGAAAATTTTAGTCGCTACTGCGATTGTTTTGACTCTGGCAGGCTGCGCTTCCTCAGGAAACCAGCAACTCAGCAAGGAAACCGAAATCAGCGTAAAGTCTAAACTGCAGGAAGGGAAAACCACCAAGGCCGAGGTTAAAACGACATTCGGTTCCCCGGATTCAGTTTCGTACACTGACGGCGGCAATGAGATCTGGAAGTACGCCTTCGCCAAAGTAAAAGTTAACGGGACTACGTTCATACCTTTCTATGGCCTCTTCCATAACGGAACTAACGGCACCAAGAAAGAACTTACCATCCTGTTTAAAGACGATGTAGTAGCCAAGTACACAATGGCAGAGTCGGCTATCAATACTAAATCAGGCTGGGCAGATTAAGTACAGAGACAACCTCACTTCGGTGAGGTTTTTTTCTTCTGGCTGCATTGAATCCTGAGACATCCCTGCTAATCTGTTCCAAAATAAACCAATGGAGATAGGGATGTGAAAAAAATTATTTTTGCAGCAATAGCTTTGGTTGCATTTAGCACACACGCAAAAGATTGGACGCCTTCATATCAAAACGATGAAATGCGTGGTACAGCTCAGAAGTTTCTAACACTTGACTCTGAAAATTCTGCCGATTTTGATTTTCCCTATAACGGTGGCTCTGAACTGTCAATTGTCCTGCGCTCCAAAAAGACCACTTTGAAAAAGGGTCAGAAGCCGGAGGAGTTGATGCCAACAGAGGCGCTGTTACTTATAAGTAAAGGCCAGTTTTTATGTAACTCGTATGATGGTTGCCATGTGTCTGTTAAGTTCGACCAAGACAAGATAAAAACATATTCAATGAATGAAGCTGCTGATGGCAGCGCTGACGTGATTTTCTTCTCAGCACCCTCTGGATTCATAAAAAACATTAAATCTCATAAGCAAGTAATTATCGAGGCTGAATTTTACCAGGAAGGGAAAAAACAGTTTAAGTTCAATTTAGATAATTACCCTGGATAGTACCATCACGCGAACTCATAGAATTCTATCAACCCGCTCCGGCGGGTTTTTTAATGCCCGGAGGAAAGCAAATGGCAGAGAACGCCGGAGGCATTTATTACGATATTGAGATGGATGTACGCGGTCTGCTGACTTCGCAGCAGCGTGTAAATCAGCGCCTGGACCTGATGGAGCGTGGTTTTGATAAAACATCACGCTCCATTGACACCACGGAGCGCTCGATGTCGAGCTTGTCCCGTGTTGCGGTTGCACTGACAGTTGCTCTTTCTGTCCAGCAAGTGGCTGAATATGCTGATGCATGGGCCACGGTTAATAACAAATTATCTAACTCCCTTCGCCCGTCTGAACAACTTGCTGATGTAACCGAACGCGTTTTCAACATCACGCAGCAGACTCGCAGCAGCTTGGATGCTACTGCATCCCTATATGCACGTTTAGAGAGAGCCACCAGGCAATACGGAACCAGCGCTGGAGATCTGGCAAAATTAACCACGATTATCAATCAGGGATTTGTGGTTTCTGGCGCAACGGCACAAGAGGCTGAAAATGCCATTATTCAGCTATCTCAGGGCTTGGCCTCTGGCGCGTTGCGCGGTGAGGAATTCAACTCTGTAAACGAGCAGGGTAACCGCCTTATCGTAGCCCTTGCTGACTCTATGGGGGTCAGCATCGGCCAGATGCGCAACATGGCGGCACAGGGCAAGCTAACGACAGATGTCGTGGTTAACGGCCTGCTTTCCCAGGGGAGTGTAATCGGTGCTGAATTTGCCAATACCACTACGACTATCAGCCAGGCCCTTCAGGTTGCTGGCAATAACATCACGAAGTTCTTCGGCGAAAATTCTACGGTTAAAACAGGCGCGGCAATTTTCAGTGATGCAGTCGTCACCATCAGTGAAAATATCGGAGGATTGAGCGCTTTACTGACAGGTGTCGCTGCGATTCTTGGGAGTCGATATGTCGGCGCCTTAACTATGGCTACTGCGGCTAAAATCAAAGCAGCTGCCGCATCACGCACGCTTTCAGCAGAAGAATCACTAGCAGCTCAAGCTGCCGCGAATAAAGCAGCGGCAGACCTCAGGGCTGCGGCGGTCGCAAAACAACGGGCCTTAGATGAGATAAGGCTCGCAGAAATGATGCGCCTTACTGCTATCAGCGAAACCAACGCTGCGGCAGCTGAACAGCGCTTGTCCGTTGCCAGGGTTGCGGCTGCCGGTGCGGTTGATAATTATAATCGAGCACTGGCGGCAAACAGGGCTGCTCAAATGGCTCTCTCATCTGGCGCAAGCCTGGCTACCAGAGCACTTGGGTTAATTGGTGGTCCTGCAGGTGCGGCGATGCTTGCTGCAAGTGCAATTCTCTACTTCTCTCAGCGTGCAAAAGAAGCGAGGAATGATGCTAATGCTCTTGCCGATAGCGTTAACGAACTGAGTTCCAAATTCCAAACGATGTCGCATACAGAGTTGGCGGCGACGATAGGGAAATTGAGTCAGAGTCTTCCTGAATTGAGTGACGCGGTATCTGACGCACAAAAGGAATTCAATGACGCGACATCTGCGGTCCAGCGCCAGCAAAGAGAAATTGCAAACTGGGGTACGAATACAACGAGAGGGCGGCAGGCTGCCGAGGCGCTTGGTGGCGCACAAGATAACCTTGCCATAGCAACTCTTGAGTTAGAGAAAGCTCAGAACAGGCTAAGCCAGACCCAAAACGCTATTAACATTGGTCGCGCTACGCTAAACGGAACGATGAAGCAAGGTATCGATTTGCTGCGCAGGGATGGGCAGGAAGCGGGAATTGCTGCCGGCATGATGAGCAAGTTGGGAGATATGATTAATTTTGCGGCCAAGGCAAAAGATAAATTCAACTCCAGCAGCCTCATGGTTGAACGCCCGAAAGATGTTCAGGAGTATCTGGATAAGCTACAGGATCAGGTAACACTTCAGAGCGAGCTTAATGACAGGAAGCGAGCGCAATTAAGGGCTGAGCAGGACATTAGGAAACTTGGTGGATCAGAGGCGGATGTTAACCTTGCTCGTGACAGAGCAGCAGCTGAATTCGATGCTCAACAAGCGCAGCAAAATAACAAAAAGGCCACCAAGGAAGCGGAATCTGAGGCTAAGAAACTTGCTAACCAGCAGGAATCAGTAGCCCAAAAACTAGCCAACTTGAAGCAGCAATCAGAACTCGCTGCTGGCTCAACGCAGGAGTTAAGCCGGGAGCAGGCAGTATTACAGGCTCAGCAATCACTAGGTAAGGGAGCCACCCAAGAGCAAATTGCTCTTGCCGGTAAATACCGTGGAGAAATATGGGATACGGCTAATGCCCTCAAAGCCCAGGCTGCGGCAGAAAAACTGCTCCCTGAAGCCAGAGAGAATGCGTCTTACCAGCAGGATGTTAAAGATCTGCAAACTGCACTGGCCGCCAAAAAAATCACTCAGCAGCAGTACAATCAGACCAGTGAGCAACTGGAGGCTCAGCACCAGGTTAATCTGGCTAAGATACGCGCTCAGCAAACTGTAAGCCCCATGCAGGAAGCTCGGGGGCAGATTGACCCTGTCCAACAGCTGGCTAATCAGCATGCTCAGGAGTTGGCTCTCATCCAGCAGTTCGAAACGCAGAAGGGGCAGATAACCCAGCGCGGTCTTGAACTGATGAATGCCGCTAACACTCAGTACGAACAAGAGCGCATAGCGGCGCAGTGGGAGATATGGAGGCAACAAAACGCAGGATATGAGGTAGCTGCTGCGGCATTTGATTCATTTGCAGGAAACGCCTCTAATGCCCTCACTGGCATACTCACTGGCAGTATGTCTGTCAGCGAAGCCATGAGCTCACTCGGATCAACTGTCCTAAACAGCGTTATCAACTCCTTTGTCCAGATGGGAGTTGAGTGGTTGAAGTCTGTAATTATGGGGCAGGCTGGAATGACCGCCGCTTCTGGAATGGCTATTGCGCAAGGGCAACTAATAGCCGCATCCATGGCTCCGGCTGCTGCAATGACCTCCCTTGCCACGGCTGGCGCTAACGCTATCCCCGCTCAGGCAGGAATAGCTTCAACAGTTGGCATGGCGCAGGCCCTTTCAATAGCCGGCGCTCGCTACAACGGCGGACCGGTATCAGCCGGCGGCCTGTACCAAGTCGGCGAGAAAGGCAAACCAGAGATTTACCAGGCCAGCACCGGCAAGCAGTACATGATCCCCGGCGATAACGGGAAGGTCATCAGCAATAAGGATATGCAGGGCGGCGGCGGGTTGAATGTTCAGATAGTCATCAACAATCAAGCGTCCAATGCTGAGCCGCAATACATGGGGGCCACTCAGAATGACGGTAATTATGTGCTGGAATTCCTGATTTCTGATGCGGAACGCAATGGGCCTTACATCAGCACGCTACAATCGACGCTTGGGTTATCTCGTAAAGCAAATGGAGCGTTTTGATGGGGAAAGATAATATCTATGGGCCTGGAGAAAGTTTTAGTAGGGGTATGGAGATAGGCAAGACTACCATTTTCCGCCAAAACAGACCGGTAAAATTCCGTCTGGAAATGGTTAACGGGAGTGTTGTGGAGGGGATCATCCCGGCTAACTCTGAATTTAAGATTACGCCTCAGGATGGGGATATCAAAAAATTCGACATTATAATCGAAGATACTCCTAAGTCTCCGCAGGCAATTGAATAACTAAACCAAACCCGCTCCGGCGGGTTTTTTTATGCCCGGAGGAAACGTGGCAACAGTTCAATACCCTCCGTTCCTGCCGCTTCCCCAGCGCGCCGATCAGAACATGACGCAGGATACAGCCTGGCAGACGACGCAGACGGCAGTCGGTCCATTGATAATCACGCCGATCACCACGGACCTTAAGGCGACATGGACGCTGCAGTGGATATTCACGCTGGCCCAGGCCGAGCGGTTTAAGTCGTGGCTTCGCTCGCCGACATACTGCGACCGCGGCCGCGCCTGGTTCCAGATGCCGATCGACCTGGGTGATACGCAGGGCGTGCAGCAGCAGACTCTGCATTTCGTCGACATGCCGGTGCAGACCAGCAAAAACGGCAACATTGTCACCTGGACCGCAACGGTCATCAGCAACGGTATCGAGGACATTACCGAGGACTACGACGACTGGATTGTTGAGGCTCAGCCTGGTTATGGATACTGGCTGGATTACCTGATCACCGAAGTGATGCCGAGGGCTGACTAATGCCGACTTTGAGAGAATGGAAAGAGCAGCGGCCAGCCAGCGATATCAAACGGACAGTGGAGTTTTACCATCCGGCTTTCGGTTATTACCGGGTAGTAAATAATCTGTTCCGCCCGGCGACGTTTGGCGGCAACTCGTTCGAGCCTGCGCGGTTCAGCGTGACCGAGCCGGCGCAGGACGGAACGGCAGTTATATCCATGACAATCACCTTTGTCGCCGCGACGGAGCACGTGAGGCAGACGCTAAAAAGCTGGCGCGGGGCGGCGCGAATGACGCCGATAAAATGCCTGTATCAGCAGTGGGATGCGATCGGTGATGCATCATCCCTGAAAGACTGGACGCTTTACGTGAACGACATTTCAGCCGATGCCAGCAACGTCACTGTGACCGCCGGCAAGACCAATCCGCTGACGCTGGCCAACTCCATCATTTTCACCACGAAAGACTATCCAGGGCTAATCACCGTATGACACAGAGCGACTTTATCGGGCTTGTTAACGGCAAGCCCTGGGCTAACCGCGCCTGCAGTTTTGAGCAGATGGACTGCTGGGGCCTGGTGGTTCTCTATTACCGGCATGTGCTCGGCCTGGAGCTGCATCACATCGCCGGCTACAAATCGGGCGCGGATTTCATCACCTGCTACGAACAGGAGCACGCGCACTGGCGGCGTGTGCCGGTTGCCGCCACCGGATGCATCGCGGTTTTTTACCGAGGCGACGTGCCGACGCATATCGGTGTGATGATCAGCCCGGTGAAATGCCTGCACGCCCGCGGGGAGTTTGGTTTTGTGCGCTGCGATAGCCCGCTGGCATTACTGAAGGTTTACAGCAAAGTGGAGTACATGGTGCATGGTGCGATATGAGTTACAGAGGCTGCCTGGCGCGCCGCTGCAGCGGGGAACGGTAGATGCCGGCACCACACTGGTGAGCCTGCTGGATTCTCTGAAGCTGCACCGCGATGTTATCGTGAAACTGAATGGCCGAGCTCTGCCTGACGATTACGATATCAGCCGGCCACTGCGATCTGGCGACGTTGTGGCTGTGTTCGACCAGCCAGAGGGCGGGGTGGGAAAGCTCATCACCACGATATTGCGTCCGGTCACGAAAATCCTCTCTGGCGCGCTGAAGGTGTTCGGCCTGTCAAATAAGCCCAGCGCGTCAGTATCAGTGGCAACCGGCGAATCCCCCAATAATGACCTGACCGGCCAGACGAACCGCGCGCGACTCTACAAGGGGCGTCCGAACATTTACGGCCAGTGCCGCGTCTTCCCTGACCTGATCCAGGAAGCGCTGTTTGAGTTCGTCGACAATAACAAACAGCTTACGGAGTGGTTTGAGGTCGGTTACGGCCGGTACACCATATCGTCGATCCGCTATTCTGAATCGAATCTCGGCAGCCTGGCGGGCGCCAGTTCTGCGATTTATAACCCGGGTGACGTGATCGGCACGATTGAGGTGGGGTATCAGTTCGATGACGTCGATAACGAGACTGTCCCCGGGTTAAATGAATCCCAGGACTTTCCGGCCCAGACCGCGACCACGACGGCGCCGACATCGGTGGCGATCGAGAGTAATCAGTTAAAGGCTGTCGTGCTGTCGAACGATGACAACTTTGCCTACTTCGCTGCGCTGGCGGTACCGCATCCTGTGTCATTCGTCATCAACGCCACCTGGAACGACGGTGGCACAAGCGTCACACGAAACGTCACCGGTGCCGGTAATATCATCTCCTCAGAGAGCTTTATTGGCGACGACACGCTTTCGTACACGACGTTTTATATCGGCGAACTGTCGGGAGAAATTACGTCTCTGCCGGGCAATGCGGTTATCAACCCGACACTGTTCACGCTGAATGACCAGACCCCTCTGGTTATTGGACCGTCAGTGTCGCCGATCGTCTCGACGCAGGTCTGGGTGCATGTGCTGGTTCAGCTCGGCGCGACGGCCGGCACAACGCAATACCGGATCAAGTTCTGGCAGGTCGATGCCGACAACAATCAGGTGCCTGGTACGTCAGAGCAGCACGATTATTTCTTCGACAATGATTTCCAGGTGACCACACGTTACTTCCGCACAACGCACAAGTTTGTCCCGGCAGCCGGGGCGGGGCGCTATGCGGTGACCATCGAGCGCCTCGACAACAGCAATGACGCCAACGTGGTGACTTTGATGGCGATCCACGCGGTGAACGTGCGCGAAAACGTCGTGTATCCGGAAGACACGATTGCCCGCATCACGATCAAAGGCTCGAACGACAGCAACAGCAACCGCGAGCAGAAGTACAACATGCTGGCGCAGCGGCATACCATCAGCTACGACCGGACAACAGGCACGGTCGATTATACGCTGCGGCCGAGTCGCTCGTTTGCCGACGCCATCCTTCACGAATGGGTGGTTGTGGGTAAACAGGACGTGGCCAGTATTGACGTCGTGGCTCTTTATGCCATTGCCGATTCGCTGCCGGATGCCCAGCTTGGGTATTTCGATTACACCTTCTCGGATGAGAAACAGCCGTTGGGTGAGCGCATAGCGACGATCGCCAATGTGGCCCGCGTTGACGGCAATAACATCGGCGATGTGCTGACGTTCTGGCGTGATGAGAAAGTGACAAATCCCGATGCGGTATTTGCGCGCTCAAACATGTTCTGGGACGAGTACAAAGTCGCCTGGCAAATGTCTCTGCCTGGTGGTTATGACGGCGTGGCGCTGGACTACGTCGACCCGCTGACGAACAAGAAGGCGTACATCTACCTGCAGATCGACAGCAGCGGCATCACTGAGGTTGAGGATGCTACCGTTAACGCGATGCAGATCAGCCTGGATGGCTGCCGCAACGCCACTCAGGCAACCGATCGGGCCTGGCTTGAGGCGAGAAAAATCCTTTACTCACGCCTGACCATGACGGTGAAAGTGCTGGAAGAAACGCAGGTCGTGCGAGGTACGGTGGTTCAGTGTCCGGACATGTACGACAACGCGCAGCAAACCGGATACATCACTGGGCGCTCCGGAGACGAGTTTGCGACCTCAGAGCGTATCGACTTCTCACTCGGCGATATGTGGGTGGTTATGACCGACAGCCTCGGAAATTACCGCGGGCGCTGGCGGGCCTATCCGGTAAGCGGTAAGCCCAAAGCATTTCAGGCTGCAGCCGATACCTTCGATCTGAACATTTATGACCGCGAAAATGTGCAAAACCCCAGCCGTTATTTCATTGCTACCGACTCGGAACTGAACTCCACAATCTGGCGCGTCGATAGCGCTAAACCCAACGGTGACGATACTCAAACCCTCTCACTCACTGAGTATTCAGACTCGATTTATCCGTAACACACAGCAGTAATTACCAACCTTCGCGCACACCATCAGATTGACTTCTGAGGGGGTAGTGCGCCTTTTACAGGGCGACAAGACATGGCAGAAGTTCCACTCCCAACGCCGACGCAGGTTCCGGTACCGAGTACCGATATTCGTAATGCGGTATTTGCAGGCGCGAAGCTTGACGAAGAAGTTACTGGCCTCGGTGATTTCTATACTGACCGTCTTGGTGCAAAGCATCTGACAAACACCGGGAGAAATAACCAGTTTCAGGATGCGCAGAATCAAAGGGATTCTGATTTCGTTGCGTCACAAGCGGATAAAGAAGCGCGTTTTCAGCAATTCCTCTTAACCTCTGGCTATCAGTTTTTAGGAGATTATGAAAACGGACCGTATACAATTACGGAATTAAACCAGGTCATTCGTTATCAGGGTGAATTATGGCGATTAAATGCTTCTACCACTCCACCATATACAACGACTGGTATTAATAGCGCATCATGGGCGGTTGATGTTACACACTTGGTAAGTGTTGGTGATGCTAATTTAAGGCAGGAATTATCTTTCTCTTCTGGACTAAAATTAATTGGACAATGCGCAAGCATAGCCGCGTTGCGCGCTATTACACTTGATTATGTAGGGCAGCAAGTATTTGTTAAAGAGCACACTGCGGGTATGGAGCAGGGCGGCGGTATTTTTTATTGTCATTCTTTGACAAATCCAGGCTCACTTGTTGATGATAACGGGTTCCAAATAGTTACGGCATCTGGGCAAGTCTTACGTAGAAAAGACCGCAACATAATGTCTGCCGAGATGTTTGGTGCTATCGGCGGACAGGATATAACTCCCGTGTTGGATAATATGTTGCTGGCGTCTAAAACGTTCAACATACAAGAGGCCTATATCCCGCACCCTCTTAATAAAACAGATTATACTGCCACAGGTGGTAGCGTTGCCGATGTCACCGATGGGATAGGTTTCAATTTAATAGGTATCAAAACGGTAAATAAAGGGCCAGCGATAAACCATATCTCTAATAATATATTTTTCAGATTCAGGAAGAATGGGCCAGCATCGTCTAGTTTTTATGAGCAATGTAGCATCACAGGACTTCTCATCCGTGGTCGTAATTCTACAAACACAGCAGCAGGTAACGACGGTTATGCTATAGAGGCCTCAGATATAATTGGTTTTTATTGCGACGTATTCTGTACTGGGTATACAAACACCTCTGCCGCAGCAGTATCATTGTATAATGATACTAGTTTTACAGAGCAATCACGTATTAAGTTGCACATCCGAAATTGCTGCAATGGCGTTCATTTCCACCGGAACGCATCACCTGGCGCGACAAGCACAAATTCTTTCATGGGAACTGACGTTGACTTGGCTTTCCAGGCCGCCGTTTCTGGTAAAACGAATAACGGTATTGTTGTAGGTAATTTAGATGGTACTTCAACATCAAATACATTTGATGTTAACCTGTATGCTTCTAAAATTAAAATGAAATATTGGGCAGAAGGAGGTTCTGCGACACGGGCTATTCTAGTTACAGCTAAAGGTATAGTGCCAGAATCAACAACATTTGACCTGATATCAGATGGCTACGGATTTGGCACGTCAGATACGGATACAACTACCGATCCGGCTACACAGTTAATCCGTGTTGAAAATGGCGGTGTATTCCGTGCTAAATGCATCGATCAGTCAATGCAAACAGGGTTGAGTCACCGACTTAACCAACTACAGCGTCTCAGGAACAGTATTTTTTCATTCCAGGACGATACGTATAAATTTCCATATAATGACGCACGCCCTTACATCAACCCTGTGGGCATGTCTTGTATTTGCTCTGGCACTATTGATGTGGCTACGCAGCAAGCCGGGGCGTCATGGCAGATATCCGGCCTGCCTATGGGCATGCGGATCAAGGTTACGATAAATCAATACCTAGAGGGAGAATCCGCTACTAGCGTTCAAGAGGTGTGGGAAGTGTTGGTGCGCGGGGACGCGCAGTCAGTAATTTGCACCCCGTTGGTTACAAATGACGTATTAACTACGACCACTGGCCTAGCGGTGGTTAACTCATCATTCGCAACCGCAACATTCCTTAAATCAGTGGCAGCAGTCTTTGGCAAGTTTTGGCAGGGAGACTCAACCAGAACGCGCCTGACTGTTAGAAATAACAATGATGATAACTCATTAACAACAGGGTCATCAGACGGCCGCAAGTTTAGGATATTCCTTCCAGTAAATGCCTCCGCGACTAGTGTTCTACATTATTCAGTTAAATTGGAGGTGGTATAATGTCATTAGTATGCACTAGTGTTTCTGGCGTTGCAGAGGGCCATTTTGTAGTGGGCCGCACCTACAAACCGGACAGCAATGGCCGCCTTACGACCCAAGCCACAGATGATACCGGATGCCAGGCATTGTGGACCGTGGAGAACGACAATATTTACGCTTTAGTTGGAGATTTAGATTCTGAAGTAATAGTCACTTTTGAACCAGAATAACCACCCAAACCCCGCCATTACTGGCGGGGCCCCAGGAATCCCCACCAAACAAAGCCCTGCATCACATCACTCCCAGCAGCGTTCATGCCTGGGTAATCTATTCGAATTAACATCTTATCTGACGCGGCGCGCGTAGAACCACACATGACATGCCTAACACGGTAAATTATTGATATTTATGATTATTTATTGTGTTTTCTCAGGCATTTAACTTTGAGTACTCCCTTTAAAAGTGATTGAACCATTTTTTTGCATGTAGTAGAGTTATTGCAAAATCAACCCCATAAAAAAATAATATGAAAATCAGTAAAGTAAAACTCATTGCTTTTATTTCAACTATGCTCGTTAGCGTAGATGTTCTGTCGGTGGCGGGGTTACGCGTTACACTGCTGCCATTATTTTTATATGGTGGTTATATTTTTATTAAAAATAACTACATAGATAAATGGGCGTTTTTCGCCTTGACATTTTCCGTCCTTTGCCTCCCATCCCTGTTTTTTTCAGCAGAGTTTTATAAATCAGTAGGGTATCTTGTATGGATATTTTTTAACTATATAGCTCTATGCGTAGTTTATAAGAGCTTGATTGTTAGATCCCTAGATAATACGTTGCTTGGCGTCAGAGATGCATATAGGTTTCAGATTTTTTTAGGCTGCTTGCTTTATTTCTCTGGATTACAGCCACGCGCCGCTGTTCTTTATTATGAACCTTCATACTTTGCTTTATCATTGACGCCATACGTGGTTATGGTTGTTAGTAGCTATATAAAATCAAAGGGGTACGTTGGTGATGTGGTAAAAAGAACCTCTTTTATAGATGTTTTTTTACTTCTCGCAGCGATTTATACGACTAAAAGTGCAAACCTAATGCTTGTATGTGCACTTTCAGTGTTAATAATTTCTTTTCTTGGCAAAGGTAAATTAAAAAAGATATGCATACTTGCGGTTGTGGGTACGATATCAATCTTCGGGTTGTACTTTTACTCACAAAACAGCAATGACTTAATTGCCGTAACAATCAATAATCTGTTCTCAGCATCAGATCCTGTTAAAGCCCTTCTTGATAGAACGGGAAATAGGTGGCCAAGATTTAACCTTGCATATGATATATCATTGTCGAATTTTTGGGGCGTTGGGATAGGTGCATATGAGAAATATACATTATCCCACACGTTTGCTGGCTACACAGGGCTCCCTTTCTACCTCAGTCCTATAGGGTATCCTCCTATAAATATATACTTAGAGTTAGCATCCACTTGTGGTTGGCTTGCTCTGGCTGTATGGTTGATATGGCACTTTAAGATGATTAAGGCAGCGAATAAAAGGCCGGTAGGCGGACCGGTGATTGTCTGCTCTCTTATTGTTGCCATGCTTGCTCTCTTCATAGAGTCAAGCTTTATGAGGCCATACTACTGGATGTTAATGGGTATGGTTATGGGTCAGATTGCGCTAAACAAGCGCGCCAGACAAAACAGTTAA